TGCTGCACGAACGCGGTCGTGACTTGGAAACTCATGATATGACCCTTTCAGGTGGTAAGTGGAAACAAAATCACCGAAGCTCTGTTTCGACTTGTCCACTTGAGTGGGGTCAGTTGCTCAGAAAATCTGGAACCTGGTTGTCCTTGACGGGCCGAGTCAGTGTCTTCCGAGTGGTCGGGGCCGGTGGGTCCTCGACTGCTGACGATCCTATCACATATTTTTCAACGTGTGCGCAAGACTCAATGAGTTTTGTCACATCGAACAATCCGACCTTGGTCGCCTGTCCCACCATCGCCTCGAATATGCGCAGTCGAACCTCATCCGCCTGCATGCGCGGCCTCCATGAGTCGCTGGAGCTTGCCCACTGCATCCTTGTCGCCTGCGAGGTACTTGCCCATGAACTCCTTGTCGAGTTTCAGGTCCGCGATCTGCTGTTTCGCGGCGGCCGGCGTGGTTCCGAACCCACCCTCGCTGCGCTCCCCGGCGAACGAGTCCTCGCCCATCTTGGAGCCGAGGGTGGCGAACAGGCGCAGCATCTCGGCCGTTCCGAGCTTGTCCTCGATCGCGCTGAGCTTCCCAGCGTCATACCCCAGCGCCGTGGCAGCACGACGTCCGGCACCGATCATCTGGTCATATGCCTGACCCCATTCCTGCTTCAGGGTGCCGATGGCCTTCTCGGACTCCTGCGCCATCTGACCCTGAAGTTTCTCCTGCATCGAGCCCGACATGCCGTTGAACTCGTTGAACAGAGACTGTGCCTGCTTGGTGTTGAGCCCGTGCTTGTGCGCCGCGCTCTTGAACCATTCAACCATCTCGGGACTGCCGCCCTCGGGCACCTTGAATCCGTACTCGTCGGGATTCGCTGGTCGGCCGAGTTTCGTGTAGAAGGCTTCGAGTGCCTCGGGGCTGGCGTCCTCGGGCGGCAGTTCCAAGAGGTTCTTGGCGCCCCCGGCGAATTTCTCCAGGTTGCGGTAGGACATCAGCAGGTCCGAGGGTTCCTTCCACCCCTTGTTGCTGACGTAGGCGTTCGTGTCCTCGTCGAATGCGGCTGTCCAGACCGAGTTGGGGGCTGGTTGCGCGGTGGGTTGCACACCAGCGGCCGGGGCAGCAGGGGTGCCGTTATCGCCCAGCAGGGCGGCAGCAGAGTCAGTCATTGGGGTCAGTTCCTTGAGTTAGAGATTCATAAAACGCGACCATTTTTCGCAGATCGTCAATCGTCGCTTCCCGCTTTATCGAGTTGGCCCTCATGCTAACCACTACGACATTGCCTCGCACGTACCCTCGCTTGGGGTTAATTCTGTCAATTGATGGACTGTCGTTACTCAATCGACCAACTCCTTTCACCAAAGGTGTTCCGAATATTGGACATTTTTCTGGGAGAGGTATATCACCACGAACTAGATCAAAGGGAATGCCCTTCTTTCGTGCCCTCGATCTGATTTGCGTTATGGCCTGACCCTCCCAATCTGTTTCCCATCTAGCCGCCATTTGACGCTTCTTCGCAGCCCTGTACTCAGGATTGGCCCACCTTGTACGGTGAACCTGCTTCAATTTGTCAGCCAACCCATTGGCGTTTTCAGCGTACCTCTTTCGGTATAACTCTCGATTTCTCTCGATGACTTCCGGCCTCTTACGTCTCTCTTGGTTGTAAGATTTCACCTTCTCCGGGTCTCGATACGGCACTGTTACTCCTGCGGGTACTCCTCGACCAACTCGAAAATGTCATCTTCGGTCAAGTTCATGTGAGATATTATCCGCAAAAATACTTCTCGTCTACCCTCCAGCAAGAATGTGACATTCGTGTTGTTCACATCTGCCGTGGGCACGCTGGCCCTGCAGAACCGTCGAAGATCGGCCAGCACCTTGCGACCTTCGATTGAATTGAACGTCGCACGGTAGGCCCGCCGACGAATGAGAGTCATGGGGTTGAGGTTCATGCGCCCTGCAGCAGTTGGTTAGCCTGCGCCGCGTCCTTCATGGCCCCGGCGAGGGGTTGTGCTGCCTGCACCATCGCGGCCTCCTGTGTCTGCTGTGCGCGCTGCTGGCGCAGTTTGTCCACGGCATCCTGACTGCGCAGCACCGGGGTCGGCACGCCAGAGACCTCAGCGGTCAGGCGGGCCAGGGCGTCAGGGTCGAACACGTCGAGCACCTCGGGGTTGATCTGGGCAAACGGGGCCAGAAGCTCCATGGTACGTTGCACGCCCACCAGTTCCTCGGCACGGGCCATCCGCGACATCGGCGAGTCGTAGACGATCTCGTAGTCGCCCCCGGCCTCCACCAGTTCAGGCGGCATGGGCGGCAGGATGCGATGGAACATCAAAAGGTCGAGTTCACGCTCGATCTGCGGCCCGAGCGCCTCGGACTGCTGGCGCCCCATCGTGGGCGTCAGGAGCATGCCCTTCTCCTGCGCCCGGATCAGCGCCTCGGTGGCGGTCATGCGCGGGGTCTCCACGAGGATCTGGAACAGAGTCACCAGGAACGCATCATCGATCGCCGTGCGCCGCTGCTCCATCTTGGTCTCGTTGATGTCCACCCGTGCGCCCGTGCCAAAGGGTTGGATCATCGCCTGACCATTGCGGTTCACGCCCCCAGGGTTCAGGCCCCCGGGCTGCATGCGGATCGTCGTGGCACCGCCTCCAAGGATGCCGTCATCGTGGAGCAGGATCGGCGGGTCCACGAGTTTGTGGACCGCACGGATGTCGGTCTTGGACATCTCGTTGAGCATCTTGATGTCGGCCAGCGCGGTCATGGCCGGCGAGCGCCCGTATACCTCCTCGGGAGCAGTGACGTAGCGGGCGATGCTGTACGGGAAGCTGGTGAACCCACCCTCGGGCGCGAGCAGCATCTTGTCGGGCACGGACAGGTAGTAGGACGCCCACGGCTTGCCTCGGGCGTCAGCGCGCCCGCTGTCGTAGTCGGTGCGCGGGGCCACGACATGCAGGAACTCGAAAAACTCGTTCTGACGACTGGGGTTCTCCAGCGCCTTCTTGACACGCTCGGGCAGTTTGTTCTCACCCCACCGCTGCGCCGCCTGACGCGCGGTGTGTTTGAAGCACCGGTACACCGAGTCGATGATCCCCTGGTGGTTCTCCAGGAAAAACGTGTCCCGCAGGTTCACGCACCTGTAGCGCAGGCCCACACCAGCCATGAAGTCGATGAACAGGGAGCCAGTGCCGAAGGCGCCCATGCTGATCCACCGCTCGAAGTTCTGCCCGGCGAAGTTGGCCTTCGGCGAGTTGCGCATCGAGTGCATGATGTTGTTGACCTGGTAGAACCAGTCCTGCACCGCGAACTGCCGGTTCAGTGCCTCGTCGGTCGTGCGCAGGTTGTGCCACTTCGACTGCCGCGGCGTGAGCATCGAGTCCATGACCGAGGCGAAGCGATCCAGGGCGATCTGGGGCCGGGAGTCGAAAATCTTCTGGGTCTTCTTCTCCCCATCGGATCGCGCGCCCAGGAAGCCGATCTGCCGCGGGAGCACGCGCTCGGCGATCTCCTCCCAATGAGATTCCCAGTTTCCACGGGACCCCTTGAGGGAGTTGTACCGGTGGCACATATCTTCGATTTTGGTCATGGTGCTTTCCTATGTGTACCGGCAGAGGATGGGAATCAGGCACCAGCGGTTACGCGCTCGACCGGCAGATTCAGCATCATTGCCCCCAGCGAATAGCCGACGACTGGATTGACGGGACTCAGCCACCCATCAAGCGGCCATGCGTAGGGCGCACTGCCTGCCGTGTCGTTGATGTATTTCAGGACCGAGATGGCCTGCTCCACGTCGCACACATCACGCGCCAGCCATGCCAGCATCACCGCGAATTGCAGATTGGTTGAAGCAAAGCCGCGTTTGAAGTAGTAGAACGTTTCGCGCCATTCCTCGACCTGACCGGCTGCATTGCTGTCCGCAGTGAAGGCGTAGACGGGGTCATATGACGGCACCAAATCAGGCAGCACCTCGCCGATTCGACGCACGGCCCACGCCACCCGGCTGTAATAGGCGGGGGCCTGGAACTGCACAGCACCGCTCAATTCGTTTCCATTGAGATAGCGGTATGGGTAGCGGTTGCGATACTCCATCACGCCAGCCAGTTGCGTCCACATCCGGCGCAGCACCGTGTCGTATCCGGTAGGGCGGTAGCCTGTGAGTGCAGCTTGCGCGATACACAAAGCAGCCTCGGCAGTGGCGTTTGGAGATGCTTCAGCGGGCAAGTCGTAGTAGTTCAGATTGACGCGGCCTGTGCTGCCGATGTCGGCCTCGGCCAGCGTGCAGCAATCGGCCAAGCCGCGCAGGATGCCAGCGGCCAGGGTCTGGACGGCGGCATCATTGCGGCGCACGGCCTCTTGCCAGATCAGGTAGATCGCGCTGCCGTGCCGACCGATGTATTCCATGCCGGTCGGCAGGTAATTCCCGCCGCCGATGTCTGGCGGCACCTTGTAGACGGCGAACAGGCGAGCGCCCATACCGGAATCAACCGGCCCAACACCATAGCCGGTCACCCATGCGTTGAGCCTGGTGGCCGCAAGCGACCACTGATCGCCGCCGCCTACCTTTTGTGATGTCACCCAGGAGCCGACAACATTGGGCTGCAAAGAGTAGTTTGTGTCCGCGCTGCTCCAGGCCGTGTACTTCAGCGCATAGGTCTGCATTTCTGCGGCAAAGCGCACCAACTGGCTGCGCATGTTGCTTGACCGTGCTGCAGTCGTGATAAGCGGGTTCCAGCAGCGCAGACGGGCGTCGGCGGCAAGCCCGGTCGTTTGTTCCATGGTCCAGTATTCACGCACTTCGGCATATTGCGGGATGGCGTAGCTGGTCGCCTGCGAACCGCTTCGAATGCGTGGTGTCGTGCCAGTCTGCACATAGGACGTGTCACCGGGCCACTTGCCGACGACGCTGGTACTCACGGCATCGCCGATGGCATCGCTGCCCCACTTCGCCGACCGGCATGCCAGCGACAGGCGATGCACGCCAGCCCATTCGCATTCAATCCACATGCCGGATACGCTGCTGGAATGGTTGCCCGTACCCTCACGCGGCTTGATGGCCGACTGCCACCAGATAGGGTTGTTCGACGCCATCGCAGCAGTTGCAAGATGCGCCACCCGAAGCTCCACCCGGCCATTGGCGAAGCCCTTGTAAATCGCCGTGTGCTGCGTCGATGTCAGCGTCGATCCGGTGCTTACTGCAACCCATTTACGGAACACGTTGCCATAGCCGAATGCTGCCGAATCGATGGTGTCCTCGGCATAGCTCACAGAGGTTTGCGCCTTCGCGGCGACGGTTGCCCCGGCATATTCTGTCGTTGCTCCAAGCCGGAAGCCCATATCGACGCCGCAGTTTGCGCCCAGGAACATATCGTAGCCAGCAGCATTGACCCACGATGTCAGGCCCCAGGAGAACCCGGCAGTGAAGTCGATGGTGTAGCCCGATGCCGTCCAGCGGTGTGTGCTGCCGTCCGGGTCACTGGCTGCAATTGCTGCCGTGAACGATTGTGTCTGTGCGCTTGGCCAAATCTCGACCGTGTACGTGACCGAACCGCCAGCGGCAAGGCTTGGGACCATCACCCAAACCGATCCGGCCTTGATGTTTGTACTGGCGTGCTTGCTGATGTCGGCGTCGGTGCGTTCGTGGCGGCACGGCTCCCACTGCCACGCGACATAAGCGCCGGAATCATCGCGCACGCGGATGCAGTTGGCAGTAGGCGCCCATCCGTCGGGGATGTTGATGCGGATTTCGGCAGGCTCGTTTGTGCGCGCCTTGTCGCTCAGGCTGTTTCGGATAACCGCTGTCAGGATTTTGACGCCGGCAGACTGCACGGTAGGCATCGCGGTAATCCGTTCCGCGATGCTCTGCATGTCGTTCCCATCCCCATCCACCAGGGATGACGACCCATCGGCGCTTTCAGCAACAATCGAATCGCTACGCACCCATGCCACACTTGACCCCGAGTTGCTTTCGTTCTCGACCAGCACCGACCCACCCATCGGGTAGGGTCCATAGGTAACAACCCCAGGCAACCGGGGCTCGTGCACCCGTGACGCATTGCCACCCAAGCCCGTCGCGGCCACTGTGGCGGGCGTCTCTGTGATGGTTACCCTGGCATTGGGTGAGAGGGTCAACGTGACCGCTGAGGCCGGAGACAGGTTGAATGTGCGTGATTGCCCCGCGATCAGGGTGCCGGTGGATGTTGAAACGCCCATAATCAGTCCTTAGTATCTCGGATCACGGTTGCCGAGTTGTCCGAATAAGAAAACCCCAGAGGGTCTGCGGTTCTTTGCAGCCAGGGGCGCAGTGCCCGAGTTCGCAGCACCACCGGCCCAAAATGCCAGCAAGCCACGGTATCCAGAACCAACGGTCCCAGGTTTACCCGCGCCACCGATCCACGGGGCGAGGAGACCGCGATACCCTTCAGCCATGCTACGCTGGGTCCGTTCCGGTCACAGGATCGGCACCAGCGGTCCCGGTAACAGCGGCAGTCCAACTGCTTGTCGAATCGTCCGTATCGTACACTGTGAGCGTCCCTGCGGCAACCACCCATTTGTTGCGGATGAAGTGGAACGCCTGCTTCACGGTGCGCCCGGCGCTCGACCCACCGGATACGTTGCGCCCGAGCAGCGCATCGGCGTTCTGCACGGCAGTCGGGATGTCACCCACTGCCGCCGGCGCCGCGGGGATCAGATCGGTCTGCGCCTTGATTGCCTGGGTGCTGCGGTTCTCGATGCTGAATGACCCGACCACATACCCAACCACCGAAGTCCCGCCGACCGTGCCCGCGGTGATGACCAGATCGACGTTTGTCTGTGCCGCGTACCCGTTGGCACCAGACGCCACCACGCGCACGTTGTGCAGGCCGGTGACGCCATCAAAGTCCACGGATAGGGTGATGCCGGCGGTGATCCGCGCGCCGACATCGAGGCCGACATACGCGGAAATGGCTGGCGTCCCGGCCAGCGTCGTCGGTGCGCCTGTGGTGCCGACCGTACTGAACTTTAAATCCAGCGTATCGCCGAGGGTGATGTCTCCGAGGTATGGGCTGGGCATGGTCAGGCCGCGATCACCGCGAGTTTGAGCCCCGGGGTGATCGCACCGAAGTACTCGGTCGATCCCGCAAGCATGGGCATGTGGTTGGTTGTGGCCGTGGGGTTGGTCCCGAAGACGATGTGACAATCGGCATCGGTGTGCAACCGGATGAACAGTGTCCGGTCGTCGAACTCTGCACTTTGGGTGCTGGTGGAAAACGAGAGCTTCTGCATGGCCACGGCCGGCTGCATGCTGACCTGCAACTGCGCCCCGGACTCACTGTTCCCGCTGGCCTGGAACTCGGTGATGTAGAGGCTGGCCACACGTCATCCCCCCAAGAGCTTCTTGGTGGCAGTCATGGGGCTGGTGCTCTGATCCTCGGTGCTGGTGAGCATGGTGGCGGCACGGCCCGATGCGGCCCGCGCCTTCATGCGCTGGGCGTCAGATGCCGCCTGGACCGCTGGCGTTGCCACCGTGGGGGTCACTGCTGCCGCTGCGGGGATCTTGGGCTTGGAGCCAAACAAACCGGACATTCTGACACCTCCTCAAGTTGGCGCAATATACCACATCATGTCGAAAACACATCATAGTCGCTGTCGGCCGTCTCCCCACGCATCCTGTTCCGAGCTCTCGACACAGCAGAGTCGAGTCTTGCGACGGGGGCGGCAAACGTGTGTGCCAGCGCGTCCCCATCGTTGGGCGACGGGAGCCCACGCTTCTTCATGGATTCCTTCGATTCCAGTTTGAGTTGACCCTTGAGCACCACCGAATACTCGGGACCCGTCAGGTCGTCAATCAACCTCTCATTGTTGTCGATTGCGCCATAAACAAGCCACTCGCGCATCAGTGCCCACATCTCCACCCGCTTGTTCATGTACCGCTCCTCATCGGACGCCTTCTCACCCGACTGCACCTCGGAGACCCTGTAACCCAACTGGTGTAGGCGGTCAACCACGCCACCACCCACCCCACCCCCGTCGACGAATACAGCATCGGGCTTGAACCGCTCGATTGCCTTGGCCACCTCATCGGCCACGTCCATCGTGTTCTTGCCTTTGAACCGCAGGGGCTTGATGGACCGAGCATCCCGACCCCTCCTGAAGCACAGGACCGTCTCATCGTCCCCGAAGCGGGCAACGTCCACCCCCATCACGAGCGGGGCTCCATCATCCGGCACCATGTCTCGGTCAGCCGCATACTGAGCCACCTCGCGCCCGATGAACTGGTTGGATCCGGTGCGCGGGAACTGACCCTTGACCTCAACCCTCGTTACATCATTGTCCTCGCCAAACTTGTCCGCGATGCGCTGGTAGACGTTCTTGTCCACCCCCTCCACGGTGCGACTGTCCACGTACCGCGCGTCCCAGAACGCCCGGTCCTTGTGGAAGGCATCGAAGAACCTGCCGGTGTTGCGCCGCGGGTTGCTGATGGCCAGCCACAGGCGCAGCGGGGCCATGTCGGTGAAGAACCCCTCGGTGACCTGCCAGATCGGGTCGGGTATCCCGGACGCCTCGTCGAACTGCACCATCATGCCGATCTGGCTGTGCGCCCCGGCAAACGCGTCCGGGTTCTCGGCTGACCACGATTGGGCGTCCACGTAGTAGTACTGCGTGTCCATCTTGAGTTGGGCCTCCACCAGGTCCGCGAACCACTTGGTCGGGCGCATGCTCATCGACGACTTCTCGAACCAGTGCCGGTTGATCGACATCGTGTGCCACTTGCCGAACTCGGCCATGGTCCTGGAGCGCAGCTGCGTCTCCGTGTTCGCGGTCACGATACTCGTGCTCCCGATCCAGCACGATGCGACCCACAGGTCGAGCATCGAGAGCCAGGCGCTCTTGCCGATCCCCCGACCCGAGGAGATGGCCAGGTACAGCGGCGAGCCGGGGAGCCCGATGCGTGCCTTCTCGATATCGGTCTGCAGGTGGTCCGATATCCTCTTGAACTCGTCGATCTGCCAGGTCCTCGGACCCTCGACCCTCTCCAGTGGCGTACCCTTCACGCCCCATGGGAACGCATACCGGACGAACCCCTCGGGGTCGTAGCGGAACCCCAGCAGCGTGGTGATGAGGTCCTGCTCCCCGACGAGGGGGGACGAGTTACGGGGTGCTGCCACGGGTCATTGCTGCAAAAGAGGCTTGTACTTCGGCGTCCTGTGTGTTCGACCCCAGTTTCTCCATGGTGTCGTCCCAAACTCCCGCCTTCCTCATGGCTGCAATCACAGGGGGTTGCGGTTTTTGATTCCTTTTCATGGCGCACCACTTGGCAGCACCCCAAGACCTATCAGCGAACCACAAGTCGTACAGGCCTTGAATCCCGTCGTAGTCGAGTTGTTCTGCGTCGGCACAAGCCCATGCGAAGATGTCGTTGCAGTTGACGCAAAGCGCCGTGGTATTGCGAGCGCGCTCGGGCCACTCCTTCTCCCACCAGTGACTGTTCAGGAAAATCACCCCTTCGGCCAGTAGTCGCGCGAGCGCCTTGGTCTCCTCGAATATCCGCTCCTCGGGCGGCTTCTCCGGGAACTGCGGACCCCACTTCATCGTCCAGTACACGTCATCGTCTGTGATCATCGTGTCCACTGAGTCCATCACTCTATCCTCCTTATCGGTACATCGACCGTACGCGACCTGTCCAGCCGCTCCTGCGCCTCGCGCATCGCGTCGCCCAGGTTGATCGTTACCGTCTGGTCGATCTGCTTCGTATCCCCGAACCGCTTCTTGTCCATGACCCCGAGCATCCACTTCCGAGTGTTGATGCGCAGGGTCGATCGGTTCACATCTTCGAGTGAGTCGCTCGCATCGGCAATGGTGAGCATGTCCTGCTTGATGACCTCGGCGCCCACCATCTGCGCCTCCTCGTACCGGGCTCGCCTGGACTCATCGCGGTACACCCACGAGATGAACCGCGCATAGCTCGGGGCTCGGGGGTCGTTCTCGAACATCTGGTTCACGAGCATCCGACCCTCGCGCACCACGTCGAGCACATCGTCGAATAGGCTCTCGAAGGTCACCTGCTCGATGGCTCGCTGGTTCTCCCGGAGTTGCTGCTTTGTCTTGATCACCTCGGGGTGGTAGTACGGCAGGGGCTCGGGTGCGAGCCACTGTGGCAGGGGCTCGTGGGTTGTCGAGTTGGAGGAGAGGGTCGTGTCCACGGTGGCACTGTATCACGACGAGTGGGCACAGGGGAAGGGTGTGGGCCTGAGGTCGGTTCGTGAATCCCGACTGTCACATGGCGCGCATCTCTGACCCACCGGATCAGTGTATCACAGATTCTCACAAGGGTGTGGATCGAGATATTAATGATTCAATGACTCTCTGGTTCTCACTGTGTAGTTTTATTTCTGAGTCAATGACTTTTTAGTTTCCCGGGTTCTTGGATATTCAAGATTCAATGACTTTTTAGTTTCTCGGGTTCTTGGATTATCTGAGTAGGTACCCCCGACACCGCGCCGCCAGGACCTGGGGGCTCCCCCCGGGGGTCCAGTGAACCGCGAGCCATCGAGCCCGCCACCACTACGGCGCATGACCCCATGACCCGCGAGCTACGTGCTCCATCTATCCCTGATCCATTGAACCCATGAATAATTCATTGCGTGGCATTGTCTGTCACATTGTCACATCATGGTTCAATGCACCCGTGAATCAGGGATACAGGGAATCAGTGATGCATTGAATCATGGATAGGCTT